GAAAATGAAATTCCACAAAGAGATCGGGAGACAACTTACAAACGCAGCGTAAAAAGAGGGCTTCGGCCTTCTTTTTTGCCGCCTGAAAGTAGGTCAGAATTTCACGATCTTTTTTTGTACGATTGAAGCATGGAAATTTAACCGGAATTACAGGACGAAGAACAGGGGGTGAAGACAAACGGGAATTATAAAAGATTTTTTGAATTATAGGCGTTTCAAGTATAGCCCGATCTTCACGATCCGCGGTGAATATTCAGCCGGGGGCGGTCTGGACGATAGCGACATTATAGGATCTATCGAAAATTGCATAGCGGTAAACGTGGCGAAATTAACGCCGCAGGTTATGAGAAAAGACGCCCGCGGAATGACAATAAAAGACGACTATCTGGCCCGCCTTCTTTCTTTGAGGTGGGCGCCGGAGCTATCAGCATACGACGCACTTTACAAAATGGCGGCGACACTGGTTAGAAAGTCAAACGCCTTCGCGGCGGTGATGTATAACGAGGACTTCACGAAGGTAAAACAGATCGTACCGCTTACGGTGTCTTCCTTCCGGATCTATGAAGACGACGACGGAAATATTTTATTCCGGTTCACTTGGGACTACGACGGGAAAACGTATGTATTGCCATATCAGAGCGTGATCCATATTCGCGCCCGGTTCAGTAAAAAACGCTTTATAGGTACACCGCCGGATCAGGCGATACAGACAACCCTTGAATTACTGGACGCCACCGGGCAAGCCTTGAAAAATACCGTGAAAAATTCGGCAAACTTAAAAGGCTACCTGAAATACAACAACTTTGCAGACGAAGACGAACTGAAAAAGAAGGTTCAGGAGTTTCAGGCGGCATACATGAGCGCCGAAAACGACGGCGGCATAGGCGGCCTTGATAATACAATGGAGTTTCACGAAATCACGCAGAGAACGCCGAACATTCCGACGATACAAAGCCAGTATTTACGTGACAACCTATACCGCTATTACAACGTAAACGAAAACATTTTAATGTCAAAGTTCACAGAAGCGGAGTGGAACGCCTTTTATGAAAGCGTGATCGAGCCGATCGCCCTGCAGTTATCCCTTGAATTTACTTTCAAGTTATTAACAGAGCGCGAACGCGGCTTCGGAAACAAAATCATTTTCACTTCTAACCGGCTGCAATACGCGACGTTACAGACAAGAGCCACGATCGGTTCTACCCTGTACGACCGCGGAATTATCACGATCAACGAATACAGGGAACTAATGTATTATGAGCCGATCGAAGACGGTGACGTGAGAATGGTAAGTCTGAACTATGTGAAGGCAGACGATCAAAGCCTTTACCAGACAGGACAGGCAAACGGCGGCGCAGGTCCCGGATCCGGATCCGAAGAACCG